GCCTTGACACGCCCCTTCGTGGCGTCTCCCTCGGCGTTCACCCGTGCCGTCTCGGCTGCTGCCCGTTCTCCTTCAGCTGCCACTCTTTCATTCTCTGCCTTGACACGCCCCTTCGTGGCGTCTCCCTCGGCGTTCACCCGTGCCGTCTCGGCTTGCACCCTTTCGCTTTCAGCTTGTGCCCTGACCTCCTCTGCCCCAATTCTGTCAGCCTCGCTATTTTGTCTTACATTCTCCTTAGAATTTCTTTCGGCTTCATCTTGAACTCTTGTAGCTTCATTCTCAATGCGATTGCCCTCATTGTTTTGCCTTATAATTTCGGCTTGTACCCTTTCATTTTCTGCCTTGACGCGCCCTTTCGTGGCGTCTCCCTCGGCGTTCACCCGTGCCGTCTCGGCTGATACTCTTAAACCCTCACTTACTTGTATTTCGCCTTCCAACTCTGAAATAGAATCTCCAGCACCAACAGCCGGTTGTCTTAAATATGCAATAAAATCTTCATAAGTGCCGACATTGCCCAAGTCAAGCCAGATTTGATAAGCATCATCTCCACCATCACCCTTATCTCCTTTAAACCCAAGCAGGACATCCGAAGACGTGTTGACTGTGTAGACATCATCTGCATCAGCTGTAAATGGCACAATCCTAAACGGCACGACATCCGTTTTACACTTTAAATCTCCGTCAGGTTGCCCAGCATCCGGTAAGGTGTACTCAAAAACAAGCCTGTAATCACCCTTGATTGTTGCAACCTCTTTGGGTATGTTGATTGACAACACATTATCCGTGACGGTAAACAGGTTGTGTTCGATGGTCGCCCCATACACAACAAGTGTCAGCTTCATGTTGGTTGCTGTCGATAAATCCTCGGGTTGCCCTGCTCTTGTTATCGCCCAAACAACATCAAAATCGTTCCCTTCCCTGATTCTTATCTTCATATCTTTATTTTATTATTGGTTTCACAAATAATATTTTTTATATTTTTCCGGCATGCTGTTTCTCAGCGCCATTTCGATTTCCTTCACCGTAATATCCAGGTCTTTGTTCAAATCAAACACCTTGTTCTGCTTTGCGACAATGTCGGGCGCGATAACAAAATTCGGATTGCCCATTGCCTTTGGATAGAAGACGGCCAGATAAACATCTATCCAGCGTTTCATCCTGCCCCTATACGGCCTTAAATAAGCCAGCACGTAGTCCAACTGCTGAACGTTGCTCATGCGCCTCAGAACGTCCGTAGTCGTGCCTAATGAGCGTGCCGTAGATGGCATGAACTGTATCAGTCCGGTTGCACCCGAAATTGAGTTTACCGCCTGCGGGTTCAGCTTGCTTTCAAACCACATCACGAACATCAGCCAGTTTGCCTCTATTCCCAGCTCATTGGAAATATTATTTACTTTTTCGGTAAACTCTTCCCTGTTTTCTTTTATGTATTCCTCGAAATTCATGCTTCTTTCTTATATGTTCCCAATCTCGGTTTTCTCAATTGGCATTCGGAAACAAAGCAGATGTTGCCTTCTGCAATTTTCCGCTCCTTAATTTCGTTGTCGATTGTCTTCTGCATTCCGCTGATCTTCCTGTCGTTCTCTCCAACCTTGAATTCGAGAGTTTTCAGCTTCTGATTTGCTTCCTCCAGCGCTGTTTTATACCCGTCAATTAAACCCTGCTGTTGTTCGATCAGCTTGTCCTTTCCCTCGATGATCTTGTTGAACCTGTCCTGCTGTGATCCTATCAGCTCCATCATCTTGTTCATCGCATCGGTGGAAGAATCCACTACATCCGCTTTAGAGCCAGCCTTGTCTTCCTTGATCTTGAATAGCCATGATACCCCTCCACCCGTGAGCAGTCCAGCCAGTGCCGAAATAATTACATCCCATCCCATTATTTGTCGCTTATGTCAAATTTAATATTCCTGCTCTTCAGCATCCTTTCTATCTCTCTTACGTCGTCGGTATCTATGTAGTAGACGTTCGATCTTGTCTGTGAAAGCACTTTTTGAAGGTATTCGCTCGAATCGAATAAGTCCTGAAACCTCGCCAGACTCCCGAATCTTATGTATAGCTTCATGATAGTACCGCTTTAATGGCGTCGATGAATTTTGGAAGGGCATATTCCGACACTTTCCTGATTATTTCGCATTCTTTGTCGCTGAATTCCTCCTCTCCTTCCGAATTGTATATCTTATAGGCCAGAGAGTGGCACTCTATGCCGTTCGTCCGGCTATATATCATATTCGCGAATGAACTTCTAACGTCCACCGTCTCCTTTTCGGTTTTCTCAATGTTGAGAAACATTTCCAGTTTTGTAAAATCTATTTTCGTCATAATTATGTGATTATTGTCCGTAGTCTCTGTGCACGTACCAATACCCCGAGTATGTCAAAACCGCCATAGTTCCAGCGTCTATCGAAAAGTCCTTGTTCTGTTGCGTCCTTATATTGCTGCCCGCGACAGAAGGACGCAACATGAGCGTGTAGCTTGAACTCACATTCACAATTATCAGTAGCTGCCCGGAGGACGGGGCCGCGCCGCCGGCATTGAGAATTCTGTATATGCCTCCGCCAGATCCGGTGCTTACCGTGAGCAATGATATGTCGCCAATGCTTACCGACACGTTTGTACCCGGGTTTATGTATAGCGGGGAGGACGCCAATTCAATTCTGCCAAGGGCGTGCAATCTTCTTACATTCGACAGGACCGAAGAATTAAAATCTATGTTATTGTTGAACGCGTCCCCCGGCGTCACCGTGATGGCATCTCCGAAAAGATCTGTCCCAATGCCAACGCCGAATGAAGACGACAATTTAAGGTACCCATCGGGATCGCAAGTGATCTGACCTGCATAGGTGCCCATGCCAGAATACCACTCGACCTTCTGTGAATTTGAACCGTCGTAGATAAGCAACAGTCCGGTATTGTCGAGCCGGCCGACCTGGTCTGAAAAACTTGGCGGCAGATCTATATATCCCCCCTCACTGATTGTCAGGCTTCCTATCTCTCCGCTTGTTGCGGTTATTTTACCCTTGTATTGTGAATTGCCCGCAGCATCCCAGGTAATGTTTCCCGACGCGAGGCTACCGCTCCCGTCCGAGCCGTCAAGCATGATTTTCCCGTCCCCGATATTCAGCAGAGCGCTGACAAGATCAAAGTATGTCTTGCCGTCCTGCGATACGATTCTGTCCGTCGTTATTCTCCCCGGCAGAATCTCTGTAAACCCGTAGAGCTGCGCAAATCTTCTTGTAGAGTTGTTCTCCGAATTCAGCAGCCCCAACAGCAGGTGGTAATAGCCGGAAACGCCGTCGATCTCGACCGGTGTCTCGCTAAGGATATACTCGCCCGTCTCGGCAGAGGCGCTGCATTTCGCATACAGGTAGTAATACTTATCCGGATCGAGTGATCCGAAGGCCGACAGAGGAACGTTCCAGAACTTGTACTCGTGTGTCGGAGAGATATCGGTGATCCCCAGCGTGATGTGCTTGATCCACCCGGCATACACGGTCAGCGTTCCAGACAGGTAGCTAACGGAATGGCTCACCCTGACAGGGTTAGCCTTGCTCTCTACGAAATAGAACTGCAGGCTTTCATCCCCCACGATCAGCTGCATCATCTGTGCGGTGATGGGGTTGATGGACTCGGAATATTTCAGCAAGCTGTTTTCGAGTGCCGTCTGTGTCTCCACCACGTCATCGAACAGCGACTCGGCATATACCTGTGCCTGTCGCTTCTGCTCCTCTCCAATCGCCTTCCTTGCCGTTTCCTCGGCAGCGATCAGCAGGGACAGCTTGGACAGGTATTCGTCGATCAGATCAGATACGGCGGAGATCTCGGATGGCGTGAGCGTGCCGGTCGAGATAATCGTATTGATCCCCGAAACGACGTTAGTATAAGCGGTATCGTAGGCCGTCTTTGCCGAAGCATATGCCGTCTTGTCCGCTCCGACAAGGTATATGTTGTCATAGAATAGTGAATACACGTCATCGGCCCTCGATTTGTCCGCCTCATAAGTTCTCAGCTTTTCATAGTATCCTGCCACAAGGTTGATCGTGCTTCTCACTTTCTCCTCGTACTGCCTGTACTCCGCTATTCTCGTGTTGTACGCGTCTACATAGTACTGTGCCTGGGCCGACTCGGACGGGGTAACTGTACCGTCGGAGATATATGAGTTTATCGCGTTCACGAGCTCGCTATAAGCCGAATCGTACGCTGTCTTTGAGGACGCATACCCGGCCTTCGTCCCGCCCGTGATGTACTGGTGCCCGTGCAGGTCGGGATATACCGCTTCGATCTGAGCTTTTTCGCGCGCATACTTCGCGAGGTCGTCATTAAGAATGTTGACGACTATGAGCGTTTTGGAGATTGGTTCGGCGAAAGCCATGAACGCACCGGACGAGGAGAGATACTCGCTTTTCCTCATATTAATCCCGTCCACCTCCTCGGTCGTAAGAGTATCATCCGACAGCGCGTTATTGGTGTACGTTATGAACTCCCCGGCTTTCATGTCGAGAGTATTCTTAAGACTATCAAGTTCCGCCTTGATGATTGCCCCGATTACGGTCGAGTCGTTGATCAAGTTATAGACTCCCGTCAATCTAGCAAGGTCGGTGTTAACTAACTCGAGGTATGACTTCAACTCGATCACGAGAGGGTTGGCTGGTTCGGGCTGCGGTTTGCCGACCTGCTCACTTAGACTGCTTATTATGCGGTCATAGTTTTTTTGGGTGTCGGGTACCAGCTTTTTGTTCCTCGGTTTTGCGGGTATGTAAGTCTTCCTGATCATATCTCGATAAGATTATAGGTACAGTTCTCCATCTTCACGTCTTCCTCGCCCCCTGCGACGACAAACGTCTTGTTCAGGTGCGGCTCGACATAGAGGGTATAGGGTTTTGCGTCATTTTTCAGCGTCGGGTCAATCACGTATCTCGGAGAGTTGTACAAGTCTGTCACCCTCGCAAGCAGTATGTGCTCTGCCATCCCCGCCCCATACACGTCGGTCACGATCCCGCCGAGAAAATCCTCGTAGCCGTCGGATCCTTGGATTACGGAGCTTAGTGCCAGCTTCCCGTCAGGGTTAGTGCATATCTTAAGATCTATCTCGTCCGCCTCCTCCACATAGTCCCCCTCTATCACGTTCTCATAGATTATGTCATTTTTGCTGTCCTTGTCGACCCAGTCACTGTATATAGACGTCTCGTCGGGGATGGCGTAATCAACTCTTATATCCCTGTAATATAGATACTGCGTCCCAAACGTGGTTAGCGGGGATACCGGTGCAGCCTCGATACAATACAGTATCAATTCACATTCGCCGCGAAGCAGGAATGAAGGCGCTTTGAATACATAGCCAGTCAGATCGCCCAGACCCGTATCGAATGAATTCGTATTCTCAAGCGGCCTATACTGTCCGTATTTTTTTCCGTCCTTCTCGTAGATAACCTTCATCCCGAATGTCGACGGCGTGGTAGTCCAGGTCGTGCCGTTATAGTAATGTTCACCTACGCGGAACGCAGCCTTTTGATACGCAAACCCGTCAGATGCATAGGTTTCCTTTCTGTCATCGCTGCGTGTGTACTCATTTGTCTGCCTCTTGAATCTCAGGCTAATGCAGAAGTGTACATCCTTGTGGACAAGTATCGTTCCTGCCGACTTCATCCTGAGTACCGCCGAATTGTTGTCGAGGTGCATGCCATTAAGGGCGGCCGTCCTGTCTGTATAAGTCTTGACCTGCAGCTCGTTCAGCATCGACAGGGCCGCGGGCGGTTTTTTTGTCTCGTATTCGGCCGTCTTGACAAAAGAAGATCCTGCGTTATTCCCAAACACCGGCAGGGAACTTTCCGTTGCGTTGCCGGGATCTCCGCCAGCATAATGGAAAAAAGTAAACCGGGGTTGCACATATTTCCTTACTACCCCAGTGTAATCCCCGTCCTGAGATGTGTGCGTTCCGACGATCGTGGAATAAGTGGCTTTCTCGTCGTTGAATTCCGGCAGGATGTTTTTTATCTCATATAGCGAACAGTTAATTGTTGCTTTATTTTTTCCGGCTATCCGGCTTAGCTTCGCCCCCGTTCCGCGGTAGTTCGATACGGTTTTAGCGTCGGACAGCGTTACGGTTGTTCCGGTCAGCCCGTCCAGTTTCGTATAGCTGTTATGCCCCGCCCTGATGGCGGCATAGTCGAGCAGGTACAGATCCGCGCCATGCGGAGTGAAGCAGCATCCCAGATACTTTGCAATCTCTTCCAGCACTTCGTAGTAGGTCATCGCTTCGCCCAGCTCGTCGTAGAAGTTCGCGGACGATATCTTGAGATCCAGATAACTGCCGGTCGATGTTCTTACAGAGTTGGTAAGGTAAGCGAACTCATACCCTGCGTAGACAACCGCCTGGGCGATAATTTCCCTAAACGTCACGAAATCGTCGGTAAGATCGAATTCCTTGTATTTAAGCGTCGAGAGGGCAGCAACCACCTCCATTTCATAGATGAATTTTGGCGATGAGAAGTCCTGACTGAACGTATCGGGAGTAAGATATCCTAACCTCTTAACCAAACCGTTCTCGTACAAGGTAGCTCTTATTCCCTGTGGGCCGCTTGCGTATAAATCCTGTAGATAGTCTGATCCGAACACCTGAATTGATCCTCTCCATGACCGAATCGGCGCAAGCAGATCAAGCGTATCATCTTTTGGACGAAAAGGAGACTCCCCGGCTTTCAATTCCATTGGCTCGCCCGCGAACCCATCCACCTCGAGGTTTACCTCGCACGGCGCCTCGGAAATAGTTTTAAACGGGATTATGTATTTTAGTCCGTAACTCATAGTCGGCTGTTTCTTTTCCTTTCCTGCTCAAGTATGCCGACTAGCCGGCTGCCTTCTATCTCAAATCTCACATTGCCGTTCGAACCACTTTGTAGCGCCCCGGCAAGGTTGTTCTGCTGCGCCCTGTTGAGTATCAGCTCGCCGGAGTTGACCCGGGCGAGCATCTTGTCGCCTGAATAGGAGTTACCCGGGACGATCCCGCCAAACTCGAACTTGGGTATGTTCATCAGTGCACCCATGATCGACAGGACGGCACCTGCCGCGAGAACCGGGCCGACGATGGGGATGCCTGCCACCGCTGCCGCTCCCCCGGACGCCGCCACGGAGGCGTTGGCGTTTGCAAGCCCTATCAATGCCGGCAGGGATCTGCCTACCGTGGAGACGACGTTCGCGCCCCATTGCAGCCATTTTCCCGCGCTCTCGCCGAGTACGTCGCCAAGACCGTAGAGTACGTCGGAAACGCCGTACACCGTATCGATAAGATCCCTGTTCTTGTCGGCTATCTCGCTAAGGTAAGCGGAGTAGGAGCGACCTTCCTCCGGCACCTGGAACGACCCGGACATGTCCGTATGTTTTACGCCCTTCAACGGCGCAAGCGGATCCGCACTGGTGAGGGTGGATCCTGCCTCTATATTTTTCAGGTCCTTGTACTTGAACTGGATCTCGAGTACTGCCTTTCTGCTCTCCAGGTCTTTTATTAGCAGATCCGCCGCGGCTCTCGCCTCGTCGGTCGTTGCATTCAGAAATGATTTTCGAGCGTCCGCGATCTGTTTCTCCAGATCCGCTATCGAGCCGGTCGGAATAACCTCGACCGCTACCGTCGCGGATCCTCCACCGCCACCCGATTCCTTCTCGATGCGGGACTGCAGTCTCGGAAGCGATCTGTTAAGTTCCAGCTTGCGGGCGTTGAGTTCCGTCCCGACTTGGTCGTATGTATCGAGTTTCGTTCTTATGTCCTGCAGCTGCTCGTCGGTCATCCGTTCGAGCAGGGTATTCATCACGATCGCGTCCTTATATCTCTTCGCTGCTTCCTCCTGCAGCTTGCGTCCCTCGTCCGAGAGTATGCTTTGCGACACGGCACCATAGTTTGTGCCCTGCGTGATGGTAGTCGTGTTCTCAGCGGCGATACGTTTGAGTTCTTTCTGATACTCGTTATATTGTTCCCGCATTTTCTTTTTCACATCCTCCCGGGCGGATCCTTTTGCATCGAGCAGGACGAACCTGTCGAGCATCTCCATCGTAATGTCGCCGGGATTGAGAAGATTGTGTGAGGCCGCAATTTTCTGAGTTGCGTCCAGCACATCCTTCCGGTAGGTATTCGCGTATTCTTCCAGGTCCGTGACTGCGGTTCTCCACGCACCGATGGCCTTATACCGCTCCTCTTTCGACAGCTCCGGATCGTATGCATCCGCACGGGCTTCGGTGATGGACGCCTGCGCCATCTTCGCGGCACGGGAGTAGGAGTTCTGTGTGTTCCACAACTGGTCGAGTGCCGCCTGCGCCGCGAATGCCTTCTTATAGATCGCGTCCAGACCGTTCGTGAAGACAGAAAAATCGCCGGTGGCCAATGACTTGAAGAATTGATCGACCGTTCCCTTGGCCGCGCCTATGGAGTTTTGAAATGCGTCCGCCGTGGTCTGACTGTTCTGGATGATCTTGTTCAGCGTCGCACCGGCACCGGCGGCAAGCCCGAGCGCTCCGGCAAACTTCGTCACCATCCCGGATGCCAAGCTTCCGATCTGGTTAAAATTAGATACCTGCTGCTTACTCTTTGTAAGTGTATCGTTGAACTGCTTGTCGTTCAGTATTATCCGGGTAACTAAGTCTGCCATAATTGTCTTTTAATCGCTTCCGCTCTTTTCGCCAATTCTTCTCTTTCTTCATCCGTCACAACCGCGACCGGTTTATCATCGTCCCAGGGAAATTTAACGATGTCAGTAGATTTTATCGTCTTTTTCGAGTTGACCTGTGCGATGACCTGCGCGATCATCCTCGCCATGTCCTTATTGTCCCTGTCGCGGTATTGGATAGACCCCAGTATCTCCGTTGCCTCGTAGGTTTTCATTTTATCGAGGACGTAACCGGGGTCTATTCCGCTTTCAACAACAAGAATCCGAAAAACTTCCCGCCAGCCTACCGCTTTTTTTTTACGTCGTCACCGGTCGCCTCCGCGAGCTGGTTTTCCACATCCATCTGCTTTGTCGCCCAGCGTATCGCATCGTTCAGGTCGGGTATCGCCACACCGTCGATGAAGTCGTCCAGCTCGACTCCGCAGTCCGGCGATCCGGCCAGCAGCATCGCATAGACGAAGATCGTCCAGTCCGTCGTGCCCTGCAGGGAGAAGGACTTGTCCGCCATCTTCTCGAAGAGTATGAGCGCACGAATGCCGTAACACAACTGATAGCTCTTGTCTCCTAATTTCAGTTCCATATCAAGTGGTTGCTACTGCGGGGGTTAATTTTCCTTTTCCCTTCAGGGAGATACTCATCGTAGCGTTCTGTCCGTCAGCCGAGTTGAGGGTTACTCCGGTAATTGTAGCCTTGCCCTTGTAGCCTCCGGCCGTTGGGGGAAGCCATCCGCCTACCGGCATCTCACCGTTCGTGATGTTCGAAGGGATGGCCAGATACACGTCGATAGGTTCCGCCGCCATCCATGCGGCCACCAGCTTGCCGTGAGGATCCTCGACACCTATGCCTCCAACGAAGTGTTCACTCGTTGCATTCCACAGTAATTTTGTAACCTCCGAATCGTCCCAGAGCCCGGAGTCCTTGTTGCTCGTCCCCTGCGTTTCGGCTTGCAGGTCGAGGGCGTGGTTCGTCGCATACGCAACAGTCTCCAGCCCGGCGCCGCCGAGGTCGAAGAACAACATGATGTCTTTACCGTTAATAATCATAGTTTTATCAGTTTAATACGTTTATAAGAATTTCAAATGTAAGTTGCTGCACAAAGTAATTTTCGTCCGCGTCCTCGAGACTGTCCGACAGCCTGATATCGTCAATGTTCACCCCCGCGATCAATCCTCTTTTGCGCTCCACCGCGTTAATCACCGCCGTGTATATCTGCGTTGTCTTGCTGTAGCTCTCGCTTACGATCAGCACGTCAACAAAGATGGAGTCCTTCCCCCTGCTGTCCTTTTGATACGAAGGGAGAAGTCCTGTCCTGCGGTAGACGATGAAAGGCCCCGGTACGTCCGCCTGCACTACTACCGGGAAGATCTTGTCTTCCACCAGCCCGGTCACCGCCTCACTGGCAAGCAACAGGGTGCTTATAGCCGCTCCTGCCCGTTCCGTCATTTGTATTTAGCGTTAATCCGTGTAACATGTTTCGAAAAAATCTGATCCATCGAGCCAAAAACCTGTCTCTCCGACATCTCCTTCCCCTTTACGAAGAACTTCGAGGCGTCGATCCGGCCACGGAATCCACCTTTTCCCGCTCTGATCTTATAGACCCTTGCACCCTTCCAGTACTTTCCCGTTACCCTATGCCCTTTCGTGGTCCTGTCTTTCGTGCCTAATTCAAAAAATTTAAGCCGGAAGTCGCCCATTATGTGAACCTTTGCTTCTTTTGCGTTTTTTGCGACCTTGTATCTCACACCGGATTCCATCGTTTTGCCGGTTGTCCTGCCCTTACTTCCCGAGCGTAGGGTTCCCCTTTTCGTCCTCACTCCACGGAGCTGTTTTCTCGTTTCACGTACCAAAATCCGTGAGGCTTCGCCCAGCCCGCTGCGAAATACAAGCCTGCGGTGCTTCTCGTCGAATTCGGAGAACATCGCCAGTACCTTCGTTGCGTCAACCTGTACGTTACTCATTGATTTTTCGTGTTTTAAGCGTTATTAACTGCTTGTCGGGGTTCGGTAGCACCGCTTCGATCTTATACTTGCCGCCGGCGAATAACACCCGCATCGTATCGTTTACATCGTGATACTGCCGGATGAAGAAGTCGATCCGGTACTCCGTGAATGCCTCCCGGTTCTCCAACAGTGCGACGCCATCCTTGTACGTAGCGTCCGCGTTTGTAGTAATCACGGTAGTCCAGGCCTTCACCCGTTCGCCGAATTCGTTTCTGACTTCGGTGTACGCCTGAATTTCAATCCTGTGTTTCCGTAATCCTCCCGCTCTCATCGTTCGTAATTTCTAAGCAGCGACATCAGTCTGTCCGACGCCTGCCGCATCCTTGCGGATTCGCTGTTCTGTATCTCGTCCTCCCTGTTCTTGTAGTAGGAACCGATAAGAAGGAGCATCGCCCGCCTCAGCGGTCGGGGCAATGCCCCCTTCTCGGTCACTATCTCACTGATGGGCACGCATATCTCGCTCTCGACGATCTCCTCCACGTCGAGGATCAGATCCTCGATGTACTGGTCGTCGCCGGTGTAGGCAGCATCTACGACGAGATGTTCCTTAGCTTCCGATAGAGTGATATATGCGCCCATAGTTTTCAGGTCATTAAGTTGTAGGAATGAAGCTTCCCAGGCTGAACGAGTACTTCGTGAAGGACTCGGTTCTGATCGCGCCCATATCCCAGTACGAATTCACGGTTAGCCGCACCATACCGGTCGTTGCAAGTGTATAGGGATCAACTGTTATGTCCATTCCACCCCACTGCCCAAGGAAGTAGTGCGCCCAGTTACCGAATACGATACCGTACTCGTCTTCAGTCACCGCCAATTCGGTCGGAATGTTGTTCGTGCGGAAAGCATTGTAACCATTCAGGTAGCCCTTACCACCATCCCCGATGATGAATCCGCCCGCGCCGGAGGCGTCTTTCACCTTCACCTTGGCGGCTCCGACCAATGCCGGGTGCATGATATAGGCCAGATTGCCGAACTGCGCGTTCTTCAGGTCGGCAGCTGTTTCCATTGCCACTACGTTCGCCCAGGAGATATCCCCCATGGAAGTGTAAGTCTGGAACATGCCGTCAGGCACACCGTCGGCGTGAACCGCTTTTCCGAATGCCGTTTCTTCGATCTTCTGCGCGATAGCTTCGGCCAGCAGCTGGCGCACAAGCAACTCGACGGAGCGGTTCTCCTGCACGAGTAACTGCTTCGAGATATCCACGTAAGCTGTCAGACGTTTCGGTGTAAATGCCGTACCCTTCGAGATCGAAGGAGCTCCGTCCTTTGCAGCCACGTTCTCTCCCTCCCAAGTAACACTCGCGGCAGTGGTCTTCGGCCAGTAGAGGTTCCCCACCAGACCGGTCATTATTCGCGCGCCTGCCGAGGCGAGTACCAGGTTATTCCCGAGAGGAAGCAGCATCTCCATCTGATCCTCGTCGATCAGCACGCCAGTAGCGGCTTCGGTTCCGGCAGTGAGGGCAGCACGTACCTCGAAAGGCACGATCAGGTTTCCGGTCCCTTCCGCAGATACGGACCGATGAGCTTCAGCGGCCTCCGCTATCACGGCTGCCTCGGAATCTCTCTGCGCTACACCCTTCATCTGCGCCACGATCGCACGCCTCAGGGAAAACTTCTCTTGCGTGGACGGGGTGTATGTCTTGCCTCGACCTCGATTTTCTTCCTCGTGCGCGAGGATGTCGGTACTTAACTCGGCAATACGAACGTTAAGTTCGTTATGCTCTTTCATTTCTTCATCGTTCAGCGTGCGCTTTTCCGCCTTCGCCTTCTCGGTGATCTCTTTCGCGCGTTTAACGGCTTCTGCCTTGTCGGCGCGTAATTCGGCTAATGATTTTTCTTTTGCCATTTTAATTCAAAAATTTATTTAGGTTAGTATAATACGCGTCCAGCTCTCGCTCGCGCTGTTCTCTCAGTTCCTGTTCCAGTTGTTCCTTCCCCCGCATGTACACGGTAGTTCTGGAATATGCGGCATCATACACAGGTGATACGTCGTACAACTCGTCTATTTTTTTTATGGTCCTCTTCCAGGTCTCTCCCTTCTTCTCCCAGACGTCTTCCGCGACTGTGAAGGCGAAGGAGGACTCCGTTACCTCGCCTCGTTTCAGATATTCCAACAGCTCATCGCCAAGCGCCGTTCTGGGCGCGTCGAACCTGTATCGGAGTCCTTTCCCGTCGACGGTCAGCGACAACGTGCCCGCCCCCTTCTTGCTTCTTGCCAGGATGCCCCTTCGCTCGTCGTGATTCAGAAGGGCGAATACGTTACTTCTTTCGATCACACCATCCAGCGCCCTCGGCTCGATGATCTCCTCGATGTCCAGGCCGTCCGAAGGCACGTTGAAAAGCAGGGCATATCCCTCGACCTTTCGGCTCTCTTCGTCGACGGTCACTTCCGCCGCTATGTTTCTGATTTCTTTCTTATTCTGTTCCATCGTTAGTTATGTTTGTGCCGTCCGGATTGCCGGCGGCGGCTTTTTTTAAGGGTTGCACATTCACCTGAACGAATGTTTCATCTCCTCCTTCTACCCGGGAGAGGTTAACCTCGCGGCGGATCTCGTTCGGCTTTGCGGCGCCTATCTGGAACATCGTGTTCCAGTACGAAGCCTGCGATGCCTTGTCGGTTCTTAGCAGTACGGAGGTATTGAATTCAGCGATCATGTTTTTCCGTTCGGCGCGGAGAAATACCTTTCTGTTGAACTCCGTCTCGAACTTGGTCAAAACCGGCAACAGCGTGTCGTTCAAAAACTCCAACTGTGTGGCCTCGATGGTTGCGTAGCTGGATTTAGTCAGGTCGAAAGCCTTCACTGGCGATACCGAGAAGAACCTGCATATGTCGATCACATTGAATTGCCTAGATTCGAGCAGTTGGGAGTCTTTCGGGGTCACCGAGATCGGTTGATATTTCTGATTGCCTTCCAGGATCACCACCCCATTAGGATTGCCCGTAACTGGATTCGTGCGCGACTCCCACTCCCTGTAATTCTGCGCCTTCTGTTCTTTCGTGAGTCTCGCGCCCTCAATGGTCAGCACTCCAGCCATGTTGGCGCCAGATTTGAAAAATCCGGAGGCGTGGGCCTCACTGTCCGAAGCGATCTGCAATGTTTGTCTGGCATGAGTAAGCCTCGACACGCCGGTTATTCCATCATAACTGAAATCTGGAATGTGGATCATGTCCTGCGGGTCCACAAGCGCTGGCAGATCGTAATCGTCGAAGCCGGTAACCCGGTAACGCTTTCTCTTCTTCCCATCAATCTTCAGAAATTCAATGCTTACATGGTTTGACGGGATATATATCAGCTGCTGCACCCGGTTGTTCTCCCTCTCTATGTATGCATAAGCATTCCCGCGGAGCAGCATTGACGCCGCCATGACCTTGAAAAACACGAAGCGGGTCATGTCCTCGTTAGGTTCGAGGTTCAGGATATCGAATATCTCCGTATCCCGCATCGGGGTCTTGAATCCATCCGCATCGATCCGGTATGTCTCGAGCGGAAGGACAGCGATCGAATCGGAAATCAGGTCAACGCAACGGTACACCGTGCTGAGCAGCATCGGCGTACTGGTGCTCTCCAACCACGACGGGTAAAACGACGCAGTCGGCAGCACCTCGCGAACTTCTTTCTTCTTTCTCCTGAAAATTCCCATCCAGTGGCCTTTTTATTACTAACCACAAAAAGCGATATCACTTTTCGTGTCCGGGCATAAAAAAAGCCTGCATCTTTGCAGGCCTTAATATAATTTAACAAAATTTAAAATAAGTGTTGTATATATCTGCGCGGATCCGGGTGCCCTAACCGGTAGTCGTGGAACACGTACACCCCCTGCATGACGCCGAGTCTACCCCCATCCATTCTTACTTTGTCCGTGAACTCGGAATCGAACCGGATGGAATTGTCGGAAAACCGGTACTTCTCCCATGTTTTCTTTTTGAAAACCATCAGGAACCCCGCAATATTGATGTCCGTCTCAACAACATCCGTGTACCTCTCCCGTTGCAATCTCTCCGCAATGGCCTTGTGATATAACACGTCGGTGTTGTCGCAGAAATCCCCCGGTCGCTGGTGATGAGATGCGATCCGGTTCGTCAGGCATCCATACACCTGGAACTCATCGTCGTGCTCCGCGATCACATCGGTGATCTGCTTCTTCGAATCGGGAAGCAGGAACAAGACGTCCGAATCCGTCACGCATATCCAATCCTCGGGATCAGGCACCAGTGCACAATGGTCATTGTGCGACTTGCCGATGCGCTTCAACGGGTCGAATGGTGCGAAGTAGTAGATCATTTGTGTTTGAACCATGCCACGTTGTTTGCTTTTTCATCCTTGAAAACCGTATTAACCTGGGTGCCGTGTACGACGCGCCCTTCGAAATGTTTCCTTACGATATAGTTGAACAGCCCCATGTCACCATCACCGCACCCTGGTCTATCATTGTAGAACTTGGCCTCCGCGACCGAATTAAAGTAGAACAGCAGGAATCTGCCTATGAACTCGATCACCACGTCCACGCTTCCGCCACACAGCCCGGCATTAAGCAACACGTCGGTATTGTCCTTCATGAACTCCTGCAACTCCCTGTTCGGGTGATGTTTTAACATCCACTCGCAGCCTACTATCTGTGGCTCATCTCCAACATAGAGGATGCCGTCTTTCATCGAATTGAAAGGATTCCGCAACATGACCACGTCCGATCCGTCCGTTATGAAGACCTTGTCGATATCGCTCCTGTGTTCAAGTAGGTACCGGTAATAGCTCACCCATCGCTGAAAGTAGATGTTCCGGACATGCGTTTCAACCTTCACGTACTCGACATTGCCTTCTCGAGAAGGCCCGAGTGAATCCGAAACTACAACTAGCTCCTGACCCTTCATCGAATCGATAAGGGCCTTAAGGATGTTCTTGTCCGCCGGCATCGGTGCATCGCGCTGCGGGTCGTCTATGCCTGAAAACAGACAGGTCAGGATGACGTTTTTCTTCTCCATGAACGGGATGTACTCTCTCGAGTCCTTCCGCTCATCGTACAGTCGTGCATTTCTCTCGATCCATTTCCGCCTCTCGGCGCCAACAACGGTTGATCCCTCGTTGCTCGTGTGCTCGTCGCGCGAATAGATCAGATCATAACTGCCGGGAACGTCCATATACCTGAACGAAGTCAGCCCGGCATTATAGATCCTGTCGGACAGGGACGGGTGCTCGTATCCCCACAGGCCGAACACGGGATCCATGCCGCCTACCCTGTCGAGGCATATCCTCTTGTAGTAGCACATGCACCCGCGAACATGGGAGTAGGCTACGATAGAACTGTCCTGGTACAGAACCATCATGTCGTTAAGTTTTGCGGCCCCTTGTGCTTTGAATTCCGCGAAGATATAGTTCAGGTGAGGCTCCCGGCTCTCGACATAAGGCTTGTACCAGTCTGCGCACTTCGGATAGCAGTCGTCGTCGAACAGAAAAAAATGTTCGCACCCTGCCTTGTATAGCAGTTCGAAGCACTTGTTCTTCGCCCTTGCGACACCTACATTCTGCTCATACCGGAAGGTAGCCTCCGGGCATGGACTCGTACTCGCATCATCCACAATCACCAGCACCGAGTTGGCCGGTGCAAATTTTCTTATCTCCGTGTAAGTCTTCCGGAATATCTCATGCCGGTTACGCGTCGTGATCGCAATACCGATCGGCGGGGAGCCGACAGCCGAGATCTCGTCCTTCAAGGCATCCAATTTTTGTTTAATCTGTTCTACATTCATGTGTTTTGTCGTTTTAAATCGTTGCCGAATATCGTGGATTGGACAGGTACGATCCAAGCGACTCGAGCATCGCGATCACCCCGTCGATCTTTTTTTCCTCGAATTTTTTGGAGGGCTTCACGTTTCCGTTGTTGTCACGGGCCATCACGACGTTGCGGAAACAGTGCCGTGTAATAATGTTGTTGTCGATAACCGCCCTGCCTGACAGGATTATGCGCTCCAGTTCCTTCGTGGGGCGGTTGAAGTTGCCCAGATTCTGCCCGTATGGCGCCATGTTTATACCCTTTTCTGTTGCATTTATCACGAACTGCGTGGCATTCCACGGGTCATACGCGACGGAACTGAGGAATAGCAGATTATGCGCCTCCATCAGGTCGTTTAGGATGTAATCGTAGTCCGTCACGTTGCCGGGCGTGAGGGTCAGCAGTCCGAGCCGGCGCCACTCCGAATAGGTTTCCCTGAACCGTTTTTCGGTCAGCGCGGCCTGCGGAAGGTAATATTTTGTCAGAAAATGAAACTTGTCGTCCTGAGGGATCATGTAGTTCACACAGGTAAGGTCCGATGTGGCGGAAAGGTCGATACCTGCGTAAGCCTCCGCATCCTTGAAGTCCTCCAGCCTGATATCCTTCGAAGCCTCGATGATGTAGCTGTCCGGGATCCACACTTCGGACGAGTCGCACCAGATGTTCAGGTTCTTCGTCTTCACGTTCACCTCGTCAGAGGGGGTGTTGATCGCCTTGCGTATCTCTTTCTGCAAATATTGAGGCCGAACGGTAACGTTAAGGTTCGGATTGCTTTTGATCCATACCCTGGGATCCTTCCAGTCGTCGTCCTTATCCAGGGTGAACACCGCGCAGAAAAACGAATCGTCCTCTTTCAGATTGTGGAGAATATCGACCGCCGTGTCCCTCAACTCGTAGCAGGGACCCAGCTTGTCAAATCCGGCAGTCGTGATGATGATCGCGAGCGGGTTCTCCCGGTTGCCCTGCCCGGACTCGAGCACGGCCTTTACGCTGTTGTTCTTTGCCGCATGGTACTCGTCCAGGATGAACATGTGCGGGTCGGGGCCATCCAGCTTTGTGGAGTCGGATGCCAGAACTTTCAGAAACGATTTTGTGGCGTCGAATTTCACGGTATCGCGGTAGACGGTTAGAAGTTTTCCCTTCGGATCCAGGCCGGTTGCGAAGTTGGAGCACAAAGGCCAGGCGGATATTTTCACCTGGTCGCGGGAGTTGGCCGCGAAATAGATCTCCGCGCCATCCTCTCCGTCGTTGATCAGACCATCCAATCCCATGCCCGCCGCGAGTGCCGTCTTTCCGTTCTTCCTCGCGATCTCGATGTACGCCGTCTGCGTGAGCCTGGTGCCGTCGTCGTTGAAAAATCCGTACACGCTTGCAACGATCCACTGCTGCCACGGCTCCAGGAGAAAAGGCTTTCCGGAGTGCCGGGACTTGAAGTGCTTCAATATCGAATAGAACCGGATCTTGTCATCCACCACGTCCTCCCTGAATTCGTAGAGATCCATGAGGGAGAAGAACCGTTCGCAGGCAAGCCTTATCAGCTCGCATGCGACGATCTCCCCGGATATGACCTGCTGCGCGTACTGGACGTATTGTTTCATTTTTTCTTCGATGCCAAAAATTCCTCGAGTGCCGATTTTTGTTCGTCACTCCCGGTATCTTTCATCTTCGCCCGGGACTTGACGGTCAAGCCGTACTCTTTCATGATCGCCAGCACCTGGTTATAATTCTTCGAGGCGATGGTCTGCGCCGGGTTTGGCACGTCGTCACCAAGCCGGGACCTGGTGACTGGTCCCTCATCAAGTAGTTTCTCTGTCGCCTGCAGATACATCTCGTACGAGGTCATCAGCATGTTCAGCGCGCCGGAGTCGAGGACGTCCAGTTTCTGTTTTGCCCGAAGTTCCCGGATGATGGCCTTCATGAATTTTGCCGTTTCCTCGCTTACGTTGCCCGGGATCGGAAATGTAAATCTCGTTGCCATATGCTTTTTTATTACTAACCACAAAAACCGATATCACTTTTTTGAAAATATCATTTTGATACTTTTTAACTAAAAAATGGATTTTTGAAAAAATGCCGTGCGTGTGAAGTCTGGTTTGTGGGGGTTTCAGAGCCTTAATCCTCTAAAATTTTACCCCATACCCCCACTGCCGAAAAATTTCACTATCATTTTGTCAATACCGGTATGTCATTTTGTTATTCTCTGCCACCTGCATGTTTCTTCGCGTGACACTCGTCACACAGGCTCATCAGAATGTCGAAGTCGAACGCGAGTCGAAGACGTTCAAGGGGATCATCGGTCGACATGAACGATATGGTGTGATGCACATCGTCCGCCGGCGTGATCCTGCCCTGCTTCTCGCACTCCTCACATAGCGGATTACATATCATCTTCCACGCCCTGAGAGCACGCCAGCGCTGCGAGTTGTAGATCTTCATCCTCTCGCGCCGCTGACGGTCGTGATCCCGGGAACTACTGTTCTTCTTCGGCTTGTATATTGTTGGCATGCCTGTTGTGTTTCTGTCTGCTGCGATGATCGTGTATGGTCTGGAACATTATCATCTGGAACCTCTCTCGGACCCTGTCGATAACTTGCAAAGGTTCGCAGCCCTCCCGTACAACGCGCTCGATGGCGTCATGAAGGACATCCTCCGCATCCACGCCGCCATGGCATCTGGCATCTTCGCACAGCTCCCCCCTGAGTGCATCATACTCCTTGCCAATCAACTCAAGTAACTCCCGGTCGGCAGGCTTCTCAAGTAGCATCCTGTTGCGCCGCGGCCTTGGATATTGTTTCATCGCAGATCTGTGTTATTGAATTTCGCAGCAATATCCTGATAACTGCCGACTGGCTGATGCCCATCATCTCCGCCAGCTCCCTTATCCGCATGTCGTCCGATACGCTGATCCTGATTAGTCTGTTTATCCGTCTTCCCATTCTATCATTAGTTTATATATTTATCAATCAAGGCTTTGGTTGCCTGCATCAGCGCCTCCTGCCCCGTATTCTTGTTCTCTATCGCCTGTATTACCCGCTGGTCGTGCGTGTTGTGTGCCACCAGCCGGAAGATCATCACGGGCCTGGTCTGTCCTTGCCTGTGAAGTCTCGCATTCGCCTGCAGGTACAACTCGAGGCTCCAGGGCGTGGAGAACCACACGATGTTGTTGCCTCCCTTCTGCAGGTTCAACCCGTGCCCTGCACTGGCGGGGTGGGCGAGCAGTACCTGTATTTTTCCTTCATTCCAGTCCTCTATGTCCTGCCCGGTATCAAGCTGCCGGGGGTTGTACTCCTTCAGTCTCTTCATCATTCGGCTAAGTTCGTGCTTGTAGTTGTAGAAGATTAGCACTGGACTGTTCGCCGCCTCGACAATTTCCTCCAACATATCCAGCTTCTCGTCGTGCACATGGTGAACATTCCGGTCAGCATCGTACACGGCGCCGCTGGCATACTGCAGCAGCTTGTTCGTCAGTGCCGCGGCGTTCACCGCCGTTATCTCCGTGTCCTGCAGCTGCAGTACCTGCTCCTTCTCGAATTCGTCGTACTTCCGCTGCGCTTCCGCGGACAGGTGCACCGGGATATCACGGACGATCTTGTCCGGCAGCTCGAGATAATCCTCTGCCTTCATCGAGATGCAGATATCCGATATCTTCTCGTAGATCTCCTGCTCGCTGCCGGTGTTGGCCTTGTACTCGTACACCACGTACCCGTTTGATCTTCCGGGACGGAAATATCGGTTCCTGTAGCTTCCGATGGACCTTCCAAGCCGTTCGCCCATGTCAAGCAGGTACAGCTGGCTCCAGAGGTCGATCAAACCGTTCGGTGATGGCGTTCCGGTCAGTCCCACGACACGTTTAACCTTTGTCCGCACCATCCTCAGCGCCTTGAATCGCTGGGAGGCGTGGTTCTTGAAGCTGGACAGCTCGTCGATCACGACCATGTCGAAGGGAAAGGCGGATCCGTACATAGACACCAGCCATGCCACGTTCTCCCGGTTGATCACGTAGATGTCGGCGGCGCGGTGAAGCGCTTCCTTCCGCTGCTTCTCCGTGCCTAATACCAGGGAGAGTCTGAGATGCTTCACGTGCTCCCAATTTTTCACTTCGTTCATCCAGGTGTCCTCTGCCACGCGCTTCGGCGCGACAACCAGTACCCTGCAGATCTCGAAGCTGTCGTACATCAGCCTGTCTATCGCGGTCAGCGTGGTGATCGTCTTGCCGAGTCCGAGGTCTAAAAACAAAGCACATCCGGGGTGGTCGAAAATATGTTGGATCGCCTGCTTTTGGTAGTTATGTAGGTTCTTTTCGCTCAACATCCCAGTTCCTCCAGAAATTTCTGCAGTCCTGCCTCGTCGTCGATCACATCGACCCGGAACCCCAGACCCCTGAGTTCCTGGTGAACTATCTTCTGCCTCGGCGTCGGCTTCTTCCCGGTCGTCTTGATCTCCACGAACCGGATCCTCCCACCGGGCATCAGGATCATGCGATCCGGCAAACCGGTGTAATATTGCGACTGCAGTTTCACGGCGATCCCGTTCAACTTCCCGATCTCTATCCTCAATTTCTTCTCTATCTGCTTTTCGCCCATTTTCTTAAAATTTGTAAATTAAATTAAGATGTGACACTGTGACGTCTTTCGCGCGCGTAGACGTATCATGTTTAGCATGCGTTTTTTGCGTTTAGCATATGCGTTTATACGTTTTTACTATGCTAATCATCTTTTTTTTAGTTTATATATCATTTTAGGTGTCACAGCGTCACAATCTAATTTAAATATCTGTCAATCAAGTATTTAAGTGTGACACATACCCTGTCACAATGGCGTCACACCCCGTCACACCTGATTTCCGACAGGTGTCACACCCTGTCACACATGCGTCACACTATTTTTTATCTTTTTTAACAAAGCCACGTACCATAATACCCGCCCGACGGAATCTCTGATACTTCCAGTCCTTCTTCCGGTCCATAATTTTCTTGATCCGGTTCTGGCTTGTGTAGTCGATCGGCTTCCTCTCGCCGAACGCCCCCTCCCAGATCTCCCGGATGGTCACGCTGTCGCGGAGAACCGCGTTCTCGTCATCCACATCCTCGAAAAAGTCCGTCGCCGATGGCGGTAAGATTTCCCAGTTTGTCGGCACCGGCCGGCCCAGGAACTCGTCGATATCGTCCTCCCAGGCGTCGATCTCCATGTGCTCCTGCTGCTTCTGCCTTGCGATCTTCTCCAGCCTGTCGGACAGGTACGGACGCGCTCCGGCCTCGTAGTAGTGCTTTGCTTCCGCCCAGACCTGGTCCAGTTCCTCCTCCGTGTATTCCTCCCAGTCCCGGATCCTTCTTTCCTTGTTGACTTCACAGGGCCAGAACCGGCGATCCCCGCCGATCCCTTGAAGGAAGTTAAGATTGTTGCCAGAGCCGAAGAATATGCACTGCCTTGGCTGGTCCTGCGGGTATCGGTCGTATGCCGCGCGGTAGAAGTCGGAACGCTTTGACAGGAAGTTCTTCGCCTCGTCTGTGCCGCTCTTGCGAAGGCCCACAAGCTCGGCGATCTCCACGATCCACTTGCCCCGGATGTTTTCGTATGCCTCCTTGCCGGTAATCGGACAGCTGTCGACGAACCATCTCGTGTCCCTGGAGAGCCGGTCCAGCAGCTTGCTCTTGCCGATCCCCTCCTCGCCGATGAACACCATCACGTAGTCCATGTAGGATCCGGGCTCCATCACGCGCTGCACCCCGGCCACGAACATGGCCTTCGTGACGGCTCTCGAGTACTCGCTGTCCTCTATGCCCAATGCGTCGATGAACAGCGTTTCCAGCCTCTTTTCGCCGTCCCAGGCAAGGGCGTTCAGGTAGTCCCGGATAGGGTGGAATGAATGCTTCGCGCTCACCGACTTGAACACGTCCGTGATGAGGTCCTTCCCCTTGATGCCGTACCGCTTCCCGCTGAGGTACAGCCTCAGCTCCGCGTCGTCCGTGTCGTTCCAGAACGGATCCCTGTCCTCCTTCTTGCGCCAGAACGGCCGGCGGAATATGGCGATGCGCTTCGAGAGCAGGTCGTTGCCGAACACTCCCTTCAGGTTCGGATCGTTCTCCATGATCAGGCGCACGTTCTCCGGCGTGGAGAGCAGCACTCCCTTGCGGTCGTATTCCAGCCTCTCCGCCCATTCTCCTGCCTCCACGTCCTCCACGTCCTCTTCTGCGAAGTCCTCGAGCGCCGACTGCATCTTTTCCTCGAACACCTGCTTTCTCACCCTCTCGTCCGCGGCCGCGAAGTCCATCATCGCCTGGAAGGATGGCAGCTTCGTGATGTTCGTGCGCGGATCCGCGTCGTCGTCCTTCAGGCCGAACAGGTGGATCCTTACAAGGTCGAAGGCGTTGCACAACTTCCCGGATGCCGGGTCGGTGCCATGGTGGGAATATGCCCACTTGTCCTCGTAGGTGACAAGTCCTCCGACCGTGCTGCCGTGCCTGTACGAGTACCTGTTGTCTTCATTGTCGCACTTCTCGTAGTAGTCCGTCAGAAGTTCCTCGATGGCCTCGTGGATGTCATAGGAGCGGCAGAACGCCCCCACGATGCCGGTCTTCGCCGTCGGGTCCTCCGCTTTTTTGATCTCGCGTGAGATCACGTGCGATACCCGGGAGCTGACCGGCCATCCGGACGAGTCCCGCCAGTCGGCGTACTCCGCCAGCACCGCGTCGGGGTCGAGCCACTCGCCGTCCTGCACCTCGAACACGAACTCCGCGTCCTTGGCGGTGGATGGCCAGTACATGAGCCGCTCCGCCTCGAACGTCGTGTCGTCGAAGTCGTCTATTCCGACGGCACCGGCCACGCGTCTGCCGATCGCCTCGTATTCGTCACGCTGCACGGGGCGGGAGAGCGGGATCACAAGCCTCAGCCTGTTCTTCTCCGGGGTGTGCTTGTGCGTCGAGTACACGCACGCCGCGCAGTCGTACATCAACGTGAAGGTATCCCACAGGCCGCCCTTCGAGAAGTCGGCATCGAGGGAGAGGATGGACCGCTCCAGCACGTTTCCGGCCTTGCGTCTTCCACCTGCCAGCGTGCCGCCCACGAAGCCACCCACGTCCTTGATCTCGTCCTGCCGTGTCTTGCTCGCCTTCATGTACTCCGCGAACGTCTCGTGCGTCCGCGTGGTCTTCGAGAGCTTGCCAAGCAGCTCCGACCACAGCACCTCCCTGTTCTTCCAGTGCAGCTCCTTTCTCGATGCCCCCGTGGAGATCGGGAGGCTTCCGTCATGCGTTATGTTCATATCGGGTTTTCGTATAATAATCGTACAACCTGTGCACCGTGTCTCTCTTTCACTTCGCCGCGCAGCCTCTCGAGGTCCTTTGTCATTGCGGTGAAATGCAAATTCTTCCGTCTGCCACCCTCGAAGTAGAGGGTGGCTCCGGTTACTATGTAGATTTCTTTCATCGGACCCCCGTCTTGAGATTGTTGTCGGTCATTATTCTCCAGAACTTTTCACCGTTCAGCTCGACCGGGTAAGCACTGATCATGAATGCCGCCTTTGATTCCAGCATGTCGATGTCGGAGAATATCTCCCGGACCATCCCGACACTGTTGACCGATAGCGTTCCCGAGCTGCGGTTCTGCCACACTTTGAATCCCTCGTCCGCTTTCGTGATATGTATATACCAGTCGTGCGGCCTGTCCTCATCTCGGCAGAACTCCAGTCTGGTACCATGTTCGATCCCGGTTAAATCGCCTGCCAGTGAGGAGAATGTGATCAACCCGACGGCATTCATTTTGACGAACGCCTCACCTCTTTTCTGTTTCCCGACCGTGTCGGGAGTGTACTTTTTAAGTCTCATACCTTTGCCTCCTTTATTCTGTGGAGGATCTCCGTGTAGCCGGCCAGATCCACCAGGTTATCCCTCTTGTGCTTGTAACTCTCCCGCGCAAGTTTCACCGCCATCAGCACGACGGTGCAGTCTTCCGCAGTCAGCTCCTTTTTCAGTATTGCCGAGGCAATGGCGGCAATGTGCCTGAAATTCTCCACAGGGTCGCTGTAGTCGACCTGTCTATCCCCGTTCACGATCCTGTCAGCCTCCAGTAGGATGCTTTCTTTTGCCGGCAACCTTATATCAGCGGTCGAAGAATATGCCGAAGTCACTTTTGTCCCGTCAAAGTCCTTCGGAAACCATTTGTTCTCTTTGTCCTGTAAGCTCATAACTTCAAAATTGTTTATATGGTACTTTTTAAATGCTCCTTAAACTCGCGTATTACACCCTCCAACTTATTTAGTTTTGCAACATACTGTACGATACTATCATTTTTTGTTGCGTATATTTCGGTGTTACCGCCAATTAAACAGACGGCTCATAAATCACATCAATTTCCCATAGGTGATGAATAAAATTCGCCATTAAATTAGCGGCTTCATCAATTTTGCCGTCAGGAATAATGTCAGCGTTTTCATCAGCATTTCCGATATATACAAATGCTTCCTTTTTAATTTCTTCTAATGTCATTTTTTTAAGTTCCATTTTGATTTAAAATTAACTGGCGGTAACAGCGGTTTAGCGTAATGCCGCAATCCAAGCCAGTGGTTAATAATTTACATTTTTACGAGCGGCACATACGCCAAGCCGCATAACGTTAGCGGAAAGGCTACGAAACCTCCCAACCATTATCTTTAGCATATTTTAAAGCTGCGGACTTAGTCGGAAACCAAGCTTCAATAATATTTTCCATATCAGAACAACCTACCCATAGCAAGTAGTAATTGACACCTTCCGCATATTTCAATTTGAGTTTTTCACTTTTGGGAGGATTTTTAAAGCCAAAACATTCCCGATAGGTTTTTCCTTCTTTCTTTCTATTTTTCAACAAGTCAACCCGCCCTTCCGCTAACATCGGCTTGCCGTAATGGCTGTTTAAATCTTTATTCATCTTTAGTAACATTTTGAACATTAGTAATAAATTCGGCTTTTGTGCTTCTATATACGCCACTAACGGCAAGCCGTTTCCCGTTAGCGGTCAGTGCTACCTTGCCTTAGTTCTTCGGTCATATACCGCCCAAACTTCGTCTTGTTGTGATGGATTAAGGTCAGCGAAATACTTACCGTAAAGTTCCTGTGCAATTTGATTGATGTTCATTGTCTTAAAATTTACCGCACCGAACCGCTAACAAGGCATTTACGCTACCCCTGCGGACGATACGCTGTTCAATATTGGTTTTGTAATTACTGGGCAGCGCAAAGCCGTGAACCGTCAGGTGGCATTATTCCTCCCTCAAATGCTAAATCGCTTTCTGCTGGCAAATATTCTTCTGCTGTCATTCCCTTAATCTTTTTTGTAATACTCTGTTTCATATCCGTCAGCCCGGAGCAGCAGCCCCGGCGCCCAGCTGATCGGCTCGCCCATGATCAGGCAAGCCTCGTCCATCGTCTTGCCGTCATACGGCTCCTCGATCACCACCTCGTCGTGCACGTGCATGACGATATTAAAACCCTCCTCCGCAAGCCGGAGCATCGAGTGCGCCAGACAGTCGCGGGCGATCGCCTGCACAATGTTTTCCACCAGCTTTCCCCCGTATGTCTCCTGCTTCTCCCACTTGCGTGTTGTCTGGTTGATGCCCCAGTACGTGATCGAGTCTCCGCCGAAGCGGTTCCTCCCGATGCCCGGTGTAGCGTAGCACAGGCTCCGGCCCGATGGCAGGGTGATCCACATCAGTCCCTTGTCCCACTTGAACCGGCAGCCTCGAACTTCTACCATACGGCCTATGTTGCCTATCACGGCCATAGCTGCCTCCTGTATGTCGTACCACAAGCGGACGATGTTAGGGTTTGCCAGCCTCCAACTGTCCACGATCTCCTGCATCTCCGGCTCCGACAGCCCCATCCGCTCGCCTCCCATGGTCTTGAGCGCGCCGACGCCGCCTTGATAGCCAAGTGCCAATTCCGCGATTTTTCCCTTCTGGCGAAGCGGACTGCCCTTGTCTATGCTGTCGATGGGCACCTTGAACATTTGCGACGCCGAGGCCTCGTAAATCTTGCCGTGGCTTGCGAACACGTCGAGCCTCCACTTCTCCCCCGCAAGCCACGCAGTCACACGGGCCTCTATGGCCGAGAAGTCGGCGACGATGAAGCGATGCCCCTCCGGTGCGACGAACGCCGTCCGGATGAGCTGCGAGAGCGTGTCGGGCACGTTGCCGTAGAGCAACTCGACCAACTCCCTGTCGCCCTTGACTACCGTCTCGCGTGCAAGGTCGAGGTCGGGCAGGTGGTTCTGCGGCAGGTTCTGCACCTGCACCAGGCGGCCCGCCCACCGACCGGTTCTCGAGGCACCGTAGAACTGCAGCAGCCCCCGCACCCGCCCGTCGGTGCACACTGCGTCCAGCATGGCCTGATACTTCTTCGTCGAAGTCTTCGCCATCTCCTGCCTTAATTCCAGCACCCGGGTGACTTCTTCGGAATCCGAGTTCTCCATCATCCCTGGGATGTCGGTCTTGCTGAGGGATGTCACCTCCTCGCCCGTCTGCTCCGTCAGCCACTCCTTCAGTTGTGCGGGAGAGTTCGGGTTGTCCAGTCCGGTGAGCTCCGTCGCTTCCGCCGTGAGGATCTCCTTGTGATCGTCGTCCATGCGGATGGCGTTCTCCACCATCCGCCGGTCGATCAGCACGCCGGTGCCGATGATCCGCTGGTCCAGCAGCCACAGCTCCCGCTCCTTCTGCGGGATCGTGAACCATCTCTCCTTGTTGCGGATCGCCCTTTCGGTCTCCACGTCCTGCCTGCAATAATCCTTGAACAGCTCCCATTTGTCGGGGTCGTGGTGTGGCAGGTTTCGCGTTCTCATGCCGTTCGACTTCGTCGGCTTGCATGGCATTGAGAAGTAGCGTATCAGCGCCCGCCCCGCCGCCATCTTCTGCTGCTCGAGGTTGAGAGCCTTGGCAACCCCGTCGAGGCTCATGGGAAGCCCCAGCATGGCGCTCTTGACCATCGTGCATTCCCACTGATCCGCGGGCAGGGTGGAGATTTTCCAGTCCCACCCTCTCTCCGGGGCCGGACCTTTCAGCATCGGAGAAGCTATTTTTTTCAGTGCTTCCCGAAGACAGGTGATTTCAAAGTTGGCGTTGAATGCCGTCTTCAGCACGGTAGGGTTGATCAGGTCGGAGTAGACGTCCGGCGGAAAGGTTTCACCGCTCGAAAGGTCGATGACCTCCACCGGCCCGTCGTCGTAGGCATACGCAAACAGCAGGATCTCGAAGTCTTCCGCCTCAGCGTATTTGTACACGCCCGTTTTTGTCAGGTCTTCACTGCTGTAGGTTTCAATGTCAATGGATAGGGTTTTCATAATTTTTGCATGATGTAGTCTCCCCACTGCTCTGCCATTGCCCTGGCGATGCCGGGAAAGGTTTTACTTCTCTCTCTCTCTCTCTCTCTCTCTCTCTCTGGTTTCTTTTAAGGCCCCTGTTTTCACGGTTGCTACCTCCACCATCAACCCATGAGCGGATCCCGTCCAAAATTATGTTTGTAGGCTCGAGTTGAGGTAGCCCCCTCAACCAGAGACAGGTTCTTTTCCGATAAGGTTCTCCGAATTGAAAAGGTTGAATAGCCTGATCGTATCGAGGCAGCCCGAATATCTTGAGCGGAGTCGGGTTCTCGAGGGCCATGTGTCTGCAATCTGCATTGTAGAGGGACATAAAAAAAGTCTTCGCCTCCATACCTTTTTGAAAGCGGTCGGTGTTGATACTTCCTCCTCCGTATAGTCTTGCCGCTCCAGCAGCGGACAAATAAGTACATGGTGGGTGGGCTATGATCAGATCCCATTTCTCGAGTTCGATCGCCTCCAGGGCGTCCATCTTCAGATGCCATTCCGGATGCCCTCCCGAGCAGTCGATAATATCATTGCTGAAGGCGTCGAACCCTCTTGCCCGGAACGCCTTGCAAACTTCCTGCGACTCCTCGCATGCTATCAGAACTTTCATGGCTCTACCGCTTTGGTGTAAAAATCAGCTTTCATAAAACAAACCCAGTGGGTCTTTTGAGATTTACCGGAAGGGTGTCCAAACAGTGGCCGATACATTGTAAGCCCAAGTATTTCGCTTAATCGAATGTCAGTTTCATTCCACTTGAATATTAGAACTCCTCCTTCTTGTAGGACCCTAAAGCACTCTTCGAATCCTTTTTTAATATCATCTTTCCATGTTGTTTTGTCTAATTTGCCATACTTAATTGCCATGTACGAATTATCGCCTAAGGATGTAAGATGTGGAGGGTCGAATACTACAATTTTAAAAGAATTGTCTGGGTAAGGCATAGCTCTAAAGTCTGCAACTACGTCAGGGTTACATTCAAATTGCCTTTTATTCTTCCCTGTGCCCACAATTACGGGTTTAACCCTTCTGCGATCTTGAAATAGCACATGCGGATCCGTTTTATCAAACCAAAACATCTTTGCTCCGCAGCAGGCGTCCAATACTGATTTTTCTGAAAACGACTCCCTGTTCATCTCAGCCCCTCCATCTTTTCGCCTATCACCGCGAGGATCTCCCGCTGCGAAGTGTGATAGTTAAGTTCCAGAATCTCGCACAAATACCGCTTGAAGTCGCTGGCGTTCATCTTCCAAACTTCCGGCTGCTCCCTGATATCGAGGTCCTTCACGAATTCACGTTTCGTGATATCGTCGATGTAGTCGTCCGTGAGAAAACGTTCCGCCACTTCCTCCTCCACACCCGGGTCGCGCTGTATCAGATCGATCAGGATGTCCGCGGGGATCATCAGACGCTCTGCATCTTCATCGTCCCAGTCGAGGTACTTCTTGTAATCCGGGATCTCCAGCTCCGGGATTGATCTGTTCTGTCTCTTATTCATACCAGGCCTTGTTAGTTGATGAAACTTCGGGTTTGTAGTTCAATGCCTCCTCGATGGTGAACATCGGCCTTGTTTGCAGCTCAGGATCCATCGGCGTCCACACGGCCATGATCAGCACCTTGGATTCGGAGTATAGCGACTCGATCATCATACAGCGCTTTGAGCTGATCCGTATCGTGAACTCCTCCTTCAGCAGATCGAACAGCTGGAACGCGGCGTGCAGCTGCGAGGCTTGGAAGGTTACCCGCACCGGGTCTCCGTCTGCATTCTCCCCGGTTAGTCCGAGGTCGATGACCGCCTTATTCTCTCCTTTTCCGAGCCTGTACACCTTTTTCACCGCGGCTCTCAGATCGTCGATCCTGTCCGTGAAGGATATGTCGTCCGTGTACTTGGCAGGGATGACACTTTCGTATCTTACATTGTTGCCCGGTTCCGGATCCCCGTTCCTCCGGTACGCCTTGCCCTCACGTTCTTCCGGGTAGCCGCACTCCACCACGGCAAGGATGTGCCCGTCTGAGGCATAAAGTTTGCCGTTCTCGTGCTTCACCGACTTGAGAGCCGCGCTAATTTGCTTCTCCGGCGCAAAGTCCTTGTACAGCAGGTTGTATAATTTTTTTAAGTCCATTGTTGTTGAAAGGTTATGCAGGCCGGGTGTCACACCGGCCGGCCGGTTTATTACTTAAAAAGATCGTCCTCTTCCTCGAGATATTCCGCGAAGTCGTTCTCCGCGCTCTGGCGTCCGCCCAGCGGTTCGCCGTCCTCGAGTTTTAGAAGGTTGTTGAGTCCTGCCGCAACGCCCCTGTTTCCGCTGGCGTCGAACGGGTAGAAATTGATCGAGGCCCTGCCGTAGCAGCCGGAATACAGCTCTTCCTCGTCGGTGATCTGCTGACGGTTCTTGCCTATCAGCCCGGGCTTGGTTCTGGCCGAAGCGTTGATGAACATGCAGCCTGCGTAGGCTTCATCGTCCCTCTCCTCGTCGCCGTCACGTAACGGTGTTTTCAGCCCCTTGGGGATCTTGCCGCCCCACTTGGCCTTGCCCATCTCCATCGCGGCTTTAATTGCCGCCTCGCACTTGGCGATTGTCTCCGTGTCGGTCTTCGGGATGATAAGCGAAACACTGTACTTCTCGTCCGAGCTGTCGTTGATCGCCTTGGGGCGAAATACATTGAGGTAGGAAAATCTTACTTTTCCCGTGACCACCTTCGTGGCCTGCATCTGATTTTGATCTGTTGTCATTTTGTAATTGATAGTTAGTGAATTATTCTGAAAAATCTTTTATTGCGGATTCTGTTGAATTCCACTCCGGACGCTTGTCCGAAGCGGGTACTAAAGTCGGTTTGCCCTGTGGCTTCACGATAAGATCGGACAGCAGCGCGCCGAATGTCTTCTTCGTGATCGCCTGCTCCATCTTCGTGATGCCGAGCAGCTTCCTCTCATATATGATCGCCTCCGGTATGCCGTTTGCGACGAGTTTTTTCACCACCTCGTCCTGGTCCCTGTACATCCGGACGCTGCGGCCCTCCACCAGCTTGTATCCCGGCCAGTGCTTCCCGTTGTCGACGGCTTCTGTGAGGGCGTATTCCTCCACCTTGCCGAGCCAGTTCTTCAGGTCTGCGGACCTGTCGAGCACGTCAGCGATCTCCGCATCGGTGAGCAGGTCGGACGGCCTGAATTCGTACTTCGCGATCTCCAGCTGCTTCTCGGCATACGCCCGGCACCGTACTTTCGCCTTGCAAAACAGGCAGTGGTCACCCGGCACCAGATCGCCATCGCCCGCATAGGCCATGGCCGCCCGGGGTTTCAGCTCCTTTTCCGCCCAGTCGAGCAGGTAGGGCATTGATACTCCGAACTCGCTTATATTGTCCGTGCGCGGCTGGTAGATCGTCATTCGAACCGAGTAAATGTCGTAGAAGATGGAGGCCTCGCGGATGGCGCCCAGCGCGTAGAGCATCATCTGCTTGTTGTCCACCGCCGACACCGTTACGCCCTTGCCGTACTTCAGGTCGATTATGTGGAGTTCGTTATCGGCGATGATCTGCGCGTCTCCGGTACCGAAGCCGTCCTCGACCCACTCCCGCAGATCCAGTTTCGTCTCGAGCAGCAGCTCCGCGTCCGGGGTGATCTTCTTCGCCTCCTCCCACTGTGATAGCACGAAGTCCCGGTATCCTTCCATCAGCTCCTGCATCTCGGGGCTGTAATAGTCACTCTCCGCGATCTTCTTCAACTCGCTGTTATACTTGCGGGTCGTGATCTCTCCCTTGGCCTGCCTGAGCAGCAACTCGCCCAGCTCATGCGCCAGCGTGCCCTCCGCGGCCGCGTCTCCGGCCCTGTCGGGGAACATCTCCTCCATCCTCGCGGACGGCGTGCATGCGAGCCACCGTGCCGCAGAGGATGGTGATAGTAATGCGTGTGAGGCCATTACGCGGTAAGTGCTTGCATGAACTCCGCGTACCTGTCCTCCGCAATCGTGGAGATGCTTGACGCGCCCACACTGTCGAGGCACTCGCGCAGGAAGCCGTTGCCTTTCACGGCGGCCACCTCCTTGGCCTTCGCCCGGATGGTCGTGATGGAGTAGTAGGAGGGTACGTTCGCTGTCGGAGCGGGGTCTGCCTGTCCCACCGGCACCGTGATGGAGGGGATTTCCGTCTGTTTCACCGCTTTTTCGGCGTTCACCGGTGCGGGCCTGACTGCCTTCTCCGGTTCGGATCTCTTGTAGTACTCTACAGGAGGATCCACTGTCGTTGCGGGTTGTGGTTCCGGTTGTTTAGGCCCCAGAACTCCGGCCAGTGCAGTCAGCAGGCTGTTAACCTGGTGAGGCTGCACGTCGATAGAAAAATTAATTGTCATGTCGTTGAAAATTAAAGGGTTGATAAAATAAATAAAAAGGTTGATCAGATTAAAACGGGAATAGTTTTCTCACCCGATTATGACAGAACAAGCTGTTTTATTGTGCCTCTGTCTTTTGTGGTCTTTTAGCCGAAGTATTAACCACATTTTTTATTATATCCTGCATTACGCTTCGTTCGGTCTTTCTACGCTGTGTATCATTTCAAGCGTATAGGCCCCGGATAGGCCGCAAAGCCACACCGGGTAATATTATCACGTATTGACAGGGTAGTTATCGCAGCACTGATTTTGATAATCAGCCACTCCAGCATTCCGTTTTCACGTACTGTCAATACTTGCGCTATTCTTGTTATTTATACACGGTTGCCTGTCGCCGTGTGTATTTTTCAATATGTCAAAGATCTTGTTGTTGAGTGGAGAGAGCAGGGATCGAACCTGCACGGGAACACTTTCTTGCCACGTCTGGCATTACTCGTTATCTACCTGCTATAGTAGCGTCTACCAATTCCGCCATCTCTCCGTGTTGCCGCCTTCTTCGCAGAAGGCTTGTGTCCGCTTATAAAAGTTATCTTCATGCTATATCTGCACGGTCGCTACCGTTGTACTTCTGGTTTCATCGAGTACGTAGTACCCTGTAATTTCCTTTCGTTCGATCCTCGGCTCGATGTTGGTTCTCCAGTTGAGCCCCCATGCCCGGCAGTGCCATAGCGCTTCCTCGAATGCCTTCTGTTGTCTGATGATCCTGTCCGTCATAATGCCTGAATGAATTGTACTATTGCTATTATCGCCATGGCGACGAAGTATATCGCAATCGGGATGAGGACGGCGAACATCGCCCTTTCTGTTTTAGAGGTTTTCATGATCTTTTTCTTTTTTTTGTGGTCGGATCGGCCCGGCTCTTCACGCCTGAAGATTTTTTTTTTGTTTTTGTTCTGATAATCATTTTTTTTATTCCGGGCCTTTCCAATCACGAGTGTGACTTCCAATATCTTCTAATCTCCTTACCCTGATACAGCCTTCTCTTGTTCACCTTGTGGAACATGCATTTGATATACCCGTTTTGGGTGTGTTCGAGAAGGGTGCTCCGGTGGATGCCGAGCAGCTGTGCGGCCTTCCCGATGGGCACTCTTGCGTTGTCGTCGATGTCGGGTTCCGTGTAGATCACAGTGCCTCCGCTGTTATGGTGATTTTCCGGTTTGCAAAATCGGCCTTGCACGAGTAGCGTTTCCCGTTTTCGGGCTCCATCTTCGTGAGCCGGTACGCAAGCACTCTTGCGACGTCGATATCGCGCGGATGCGACACCCTGAAGGTCTTCGACGCCCCCGGTTGGATTGCCCTGATATCCTCGGATTTAACTTTCATGATTATTTTGTTCTTTTCATTGTAAATATTTGGCAGTTACAAAAATAGTCGCTACATTTGCGCCGATGATGTATGTATGGTTACGCTAATTATCGTAACGGCTATTTTTGTGCCCTGCTCTTTCTTTCGTTCTTTCTTTTCACAAAGATAAGACGCAGTTGCGACATAAAAAAATAATCGGACGCAAAATCGACACTTTTAAGATTCTTTAACTGTATGGAAAACAAGAGTATTTATACCGATTGGGAGCAAACGTCTATCAATGAAAGAATTAAGTACATAGTTGATACTTTTTTCAAGGGCAACACGACGAAGATGGCGAAGTCCGTTTTTGTAAGCCAGTCCACCCTCCGGGACATCGTCGGCGAACGCAACAGCGCCCCGTCCTTCGAGACGATGAAACAGATTGTCGATTCGGCGACGTTAAGGATCAACCCGGTGTGGCTCCTGACGGGGCAGGGCGGCGTGCAGACGGGCGAGAATCAATCCGGAGCGTCTTCTACAAGCACGTTGAACAGGCTCTATCCTCCGAAGCCCTATGTAGAGAACATACAGGCATCATGCGGGACGGCAAACGGCTTTTCCAGCGCGATCGAGAGAAACGGACACAGGCTGATCTCGCTACCGATCAGTGCCGACTACGATTTTGCCATCGAGGCGACCGGGCTGAGCATGGTTAACCGGAAGGATCCGGAGAGGTCTATCAACCCGGGGGATCTTATCGCGCTGAAGATAATAACTGCGATGACTTACCTGAGGTGGGGCGAATTGTACGCGGTGGCGACCTACGACGACATCGTCGTGAAAAAGATAATGCCCTCTGAAAAGGAGGGATTCATAAGGTGTGTAAGTTTCAACTCCGAGGACTATCCGGACTATGAGATGCCGGTAAGCGAAATAACCGGCTGGGCCGCGGTCAAGGCAGTAGTAAGCATCCTGAAATTTTAAGCGCTCAAAACCATGGAAATTCTAATAATTGTGATTGTTATCGGGATTATGCTGGCCGCAATTCTTTTATCGGGTAAAAGAATCAGCAAAGAAGAATACTCCGGGCCACAAAGGAAAGATCTAAACGTCAGTCAGGAAAAGAAAGCAAACTTTTTCAAAGAGGAGTTCAGGCCCGAGTACCGACAGGGAAAGGAATTTAAAATCGCTGGAATTAATAACGTGCCGCCGTTCCAGACGTTCGGGGATTTTGAGGGCTATGTTAAACCGGATGTTAACAATAAATATGACGAATACGCCATCAGTATACATTCCAAGTATAACGATGAGCTTGTGGGATACCTCCCGAGATCGGGAAATAATAAAAAACTGTTCGAGACAATGCTGAAAGAGGATGCTGCATTGTACGCGAGCGGGTATATATCGGATTTCACGGATGAACAAGGTGCGACAAGATTATACGGCAGAATTTATTTAGACATACAATAAGCAGCATGAAAAAGAGAAGAAATTACACGGGGTGGATCGTCGCCCTGCTCGTCGTGCTCGTCTTCGCGGTGACAACACCGAAGAGCCTGGAACAGTTCGGCGAATCCGATATACGGTACTGGAGAGTTAACAATTACTTGCTATTCTCTACTTGTTCGGCGAGTTACCAGGGCGGCGATGTTTGGAAGGTGCACCAGATCGGTGTGCTTGGAATGACGTTCAAAATCAGGGGAACGGGCAAAGATCTGTTCTGATAGTTGCAAATTAGTTGCAAGTTGAAGAAATACAATTATATAGTATTGATTATCAGCTATTAAAAATGGTATTCTCCTGCCTGTCACGCAGGGGGTCGCGGGTTCGAGTCCCGTCCATACCGCCAGGTACCGAAGACAAAAGACGACAAAACAAAGACAAACCCTTCAGATTCAGTGAATTTGAGGGGTTTTTTCATTTATTGTGGCTTTAAGCAAAGTCAAGAAAATGCCAAAAAATGACATCTTTTGTACCCCAAACTGTACCCCTTTATCGATTTTTACCTAGGGGGTACACTTTTTTGAAATCAGGGGGTACAGTTAGTCCTATATTGGCAGTCTGCTGTCGTCTTTTGGCACATGTATAAAACTCATTACTAAATAGTTAAAATTTAATTTTGTAACATTAAAAGAATGAGATTATGCAAAGTACATTCAGAATTCTTTTCTATTTGAAAAGAGACAAACAAAAAGCAGACGGCACAGTTCCTATTTGGTGTCGCATTACAATTGACGGGCAGGCAGCACGATTTAATACCAAAACAAGTCTTAATCCTGATCTGTGGGATGCAAAAGCTGCTAAAGCAATTGGTAAATCGAAAGAAGTTGATGCTATAAACTCTTTATTGGACGCCATCAATGCAAGTATCCACAAAGTATATTACGATTTACAAATCCTGGAAAACAACGTTAATGCTGAACTGGTCAAAAATCGTTTTCTTGGTTTGGAGGTGAAAAACCAGACTGTGCTTGAATTATTCAAGCGTCATAACGAAGATATCGAAAAACAAGTTGGAATTAACAGGACAAAGGCAATGCTTCAAAAATATGAAATCGCTTACAAAAGAGTATCCGATTTTATCCAGGAGTATTATCATTTATCGGATATCTCTTTGAAAGATGTTAATCATGATTTTCTGAGAAATTTTGAAGTATATCTGGTGACAAGTTGTAAATGTGGGCCTAATACCACAGCAAAGTTTCTACAACGCTTCCGGACCATCATTATTTTAGCCAAGAATAACGGTTGGATTCAGAAAGATCCATTTGCAAATTTTAAAATCAGATTTCAGAAAGTTGATCGTGGTTACCTTACTCAAGAACAAATTGAAATTTTAATGAATAAAGATTTTTCTTTAAAGCGCCTGGAACAAGTAAGGGATATTTTTGTTTTTTGCTGTTACACGGGGTTGGCTTATATTGATGTTAGTAAATTGCGTCAATCTAATATCCGTAAATCCTTTGATGGAAAACTGTGGATCATGGGTAAACGCGAGAAAACGGGGATAAGTTTTAATATACCGTTATTGGATATAGCGAAGGAAATACTGGACAAATATGCCGGGACACTGCCTGATGACAAAGCATTACCTGTTTTGAGCAACCAGAAAATGAATTCATACTTGAAAGAAATCGGCACGTTGTGCGGAATTAATAAAGAATTAACCTTTCATCTTGCGCGTCATACTTTTGCGACCTTAACTTTAAGTAAAGGGGTTTCCATTGAAAGTGTGAGTAAAATGCTGGGACATTCCAATATTAAAACAACTCAAATTTACGCCAAAATAACCGATGCAAAAGTCAGTAATGATATGGCCGCTTTTGCAAAGAAAATTGAAACACAACGGTCAGGTACATCTACAAAGATAGATTTATTGTTTGAGTGTTTGTCTTTAAGTGAAAAAATGATTTTATTCGGACTTCCCGGAACACTTTCTCACGACGAAGAAAGGGAGAAAAGAATAAATCAGATGTGGTTTACACTTTCCGAAGAAGAAAAATCGATCATGTGGAAAAACACTTTTGAAACGGATAAAGATATGATATTAAAGCCTATAAATACTATACATAAAATAGCTATCAACCAATAAATGAAAATTATGGAACTTCAACTTATTCAAAAAAAGATTTTTGAGATACGCGGTTGTAGGGTGATGCTGGATTTCCATTTAGCAGAACTTTATCAAGTTGAAACAAGAGCTTTAAAGCAAGCAGTCAAACGCAATATCGATAGGTTTCCATCCGATTTCATGTTCGAACTCACCAAAAATGAATGGAACGAGGTTATCACAAATTGTGATAACCTACCCGAAACAGTGAAATACAGTCCTGCTTTACCTTTTGCGTTTCTTGAACAAGGAGTTGCCATGTTATCGTCGGTACTTCGCAGTAAAATGGCTATTCAAGTAAATATTGCCATTATGCGTGCTTTTGTTTTGATGCGGCAGATGATTATTGGTTACGATGAACTCCGAAAACGTATCGAAGAGCTTGAAATTAGTACTGACGCTCAGTTTTCAGAAATTTATCAGGCTTTGACAGAACTATTAAGTGATAAACAATTGGAAGAAAAACCCCGTCCAAGAATTGGTTATTTGAGGTATGGAGAAGAAAATGGGTAACGAACTGATTGATAAACTCTGTATAGATCGGATAACTTGTGTCGAATGTATGACAACCGCTACCATATAGTCTTGGAAACTTTTAGATAGCAATTTCGCACACCTACCTTTGAAAAGCATTAATGGTGATGCGCTAAAAATTAATCAATTATGGAAGAAAAATTAAAAGACAAAGACAAAGAAATTCTTCTGGTAAAAGAACCTGAAAGTGATAAGCTAAGAGTAGTTTCAGGGATGGAAGAAAACGGTAAGATGAAAACAGTTGAGCCTACAAAAGAAAATCAATCACAATTTTTGATTATTGACACAAACGGGAATATGTTGGAAAATTTTATGACCAATTTTATGCGTCAGTACAACAATCCTACTGAATTCAATTTTTTGAAAATACCATTAGATAGGCTCGACGAGGGTATTTCCAAATTTCAGGAAAAGATGAAAAATCCCGATTTCGACTTAAAAAAACTGGACGAAGCTGTAGATCCACAGCAATATGCCAAGCAAGATTCTTCTATCGATGAGAGTCGCATTAATTGGAATCAATTGGACCGACTCGGTGTAAACCGTGAAATCCTTGAACGTACAAAGAGTTTGGAAGCTATGCTTAACCGGCAAAAATCACCAGTATTGTTACCAATAGCTGCTAAGTTTGATGATGTAATACTGCGTACGGATGCCCGGTTGTCGTTCCGTGAAATGCCTGATGGAAACCTTACTGTGGTTATTAATGCCATCCGAAAAGAACCTGAATTAGACAGGCTTTATTTCGGTGTGAAATTTACCGATGAAGATAAACAGAATCTTCTTTCTTCAGGTAATCTTGGCAGAATTGTTGATGCTGAATTCAAAAAAGGGGAAATTACTCCTGTTTTTATCTCTGTTGACCGGCTTACAAACGACTTAGTAGCCATGCGGACAGATAAGCTAAGAATCCCAGAAACAATTAAAGGTGTAACTCTTGATGCTAATCAAAAACAACTGTTGAGTGAAGGGAAACCGGTTTACCTTGAAAACATGACTTCGAAAAACGGAAAGGAGTTTTCGGCAACTGTTCAAATTAATGCTGATAAAAAACGATTAGAGTTTTTATTTGATCAACAACCCTGTCAAGCCCAAGAAAACCGACAAAAACCGGAAGATGACTTTCATTTACCCAAAACAATCGGTGGTGTTGAATTAACCGACAAACAACGAAATGCACTCCATGCCGATAAAACAGTGTATATATCCGGTATGGTGGACAAGCAGGGCCAGGAATACAATGCCTATGTGAAAATTAACAGGGATCAAGAAAAGTTGGATTTCTTTAAATGGAACCCGGATAAATCGAAAGCTAAAGAAGTAACACCGGACAATGCGAGTAAAACCCAAGTTGCCGTTAATTCCGAAGGAAAGACCAGTGAAGCTACTAAAAAAGTAGATGAACCCTTGAAAAAGGGTCAATCCATGCTAACTGATAAACAAACAGAGAAGCAGTCAATCAAAGAATCAAAAGAACCCAAATTGTCCACGGATAAACCCAAAAAGACGAGGGGACTGAAAATGTGATTTTTATAATACAATTACTGGAAAATGAAAATCAAAATATTTCCAGATTTTGAATTAGCCCAAAGCTTATTAAAACAGAAGAGCAAAAAAATATTTGATTCGGTGTATGAATACTGTAAAGGAACAATTTTTAATTATCTTTCCATTCCCCGAAACGGTGAATTTATCGATATTGAAGATATTATGTGGGAATGGGCAAAAAAGTATTATAAAGATTCTGCAAGTGAAATGTTAAATAAATTATGGCCTTTTGTCCGAAATGAATCGTCCGTTCATGAGGTAACCTATCATCGGAGTTTCATTTCAATTTCATGTAAGGATATGTATTCGATAGAATGATTTGTTGTTCTGACTTTTGTGGCCTCGTTGAAGAGATTTAGTGAGGCTAATCTATATAATAACATTTCTTTTTATCGATTTATTCCTTAATTTTGCAATGTATACAAATTCACGAAGAAATGAATATTTGAGATAAGAAAAAACGCTCAGAAGTAATGTCTAAAATACGGTCAAAAACACCGTGTCGAAAATGATTTCATGTAAATTTTTTTAAAGGCAAAAGCCTGTATATGAGTTTATGATCGCTTATAAAGGATTTGTGGCGCACTTGCTGTTTTTTTAAATTTAAAAAAAACAATTTATATGTGGTAGACATAAACATTGGAAATATATTGTGTTTTATTTTCTATCTTTGCATTTGTATTTCAATTTGAAAGTATATTTCTCTAATAAATGAACACACGCTCTGTTGTATGGATTACAGATTAGAATTATTATCGGACGACGATTTTGAGGACTTGATAAATAGGATCTGCCAAAAAATCCTAGGAATGGGTGTTATTTCGTTCTCAAAAGGTAAGGACGGCGGAAAAGATGGCCGGTTTACGGGCAAAGCTGAGCGATATCCGTCATCTGAAAAACGGTGGGAAGGAAAATTTATTATTCAGGCAAAGCATACAGCCAATCCGATAGCATCTTGTAGCGATAGCGATTTTACTACTATTGTAAATGGCGAAATAGAAAAGATAAAAAAACTGAAAGAGGACAACGAAATAGATTGCTATTTGTTATTTACAAACAGAAAGTTCACCGGCGTAAAAGGAGACGACTTGAGGAACAAGATAATAAAAGACACCGGGCTTGAAAACGTGGAGATAATAGGAAAAGAGCTGATTAACGACCTCTATCTGAGTCCGCACAGAGATATTGTAAGAGAATTTCAATTGAATTTACTGCATATCCCCTTCGATTTTTCGGAATATGAAATAAAAAATATCATAGCCGAGTTTAAAGAAAGCTTAGGTGAAATTTCGCCGGATATTAAACTTCAAGTGGAGAGAATTAAAACCGATTACGAAAGAATTGGGTTGGATGAAAAAAACGAGAAAAATGCGTTGAGCAAGGAGTATTACGAAAACCAGATACTGGCATCGTCGTTGCAAGATTTCGAGAAAATAAACGCTTTTTTATCCGACCCCAGAAACGATGACTTAAAAGAACAGTTTTTTGATATTGCAACAGAGTTGAGTAATCTAATTCATATTCAACGAGATAATTTTCTTGCATTTGAGGAGATATTTATATTCATATACAAAAAAATATGCGACGGCGCGAAAGACATCAGAGGTAAAAGGCATATATTTACCTTGTTGCACTTTATGTATTGGGAATGCTACATCGGAATAAAATGATAAAACCAGATAGATATACAGATCCTAAAATTTCAGTTATCAACATCAGTTCGCTGATTTTGAGCGAATTGAATGATTTTTATGCCATTCAATACGATAATTTATTGAAAAAGGTAGTAAAAGTATTGGGCGATGATGCTAAAAGCAATTTTCCGTATGCACTTAATTTTCTTTTTTTGTCAGATAGGCTGAAATACGACCGAAAAACGGATACATTCAAATCAAATGAAACTAAGTAAACTATATTCCAACAGCGATTTATTTAAGGATGTAACATTTAAATTAAACGGATTGAATGTGATATATGCTGACGTAGTTACGGATATTGCCGATAAAAAAAACTCACACAATCTTGGAAAATCAAAACTTGCCGAATTGATAGATTATTTACTGATAAAAAAATTAGATAAAAAAAGTTTTCTGGCAAAAACCACAGACGCAAACAATGAACTTGCATTTGGCAAACACATTTTTTATTTGGAAATACTGTTAAATTCCGGCCAATACCTTACCATTCGAAGAGATTTGCAGGAAGCTTCAAAAACATCGTTCAGCCTGAACGCACAATCTACCCACGCCTACACACCACCGCTGAATTGGGAACACGAAAACTTGGGAGTTGCAGTTGCTAAGGAGAAGCTGGCAGAGTATTTGAATTTTGATTTTTTCAAAAATAAACCCTATGACTACCGGAAAGCCATCAATTACTGCATCCGGATGCAACCCGATTACGACGATGTGTACCGATTATCAAAATTTAAAGGAGGAAAAGACATTGATTGGAAACCTTTTATGTTTGACTTGTTGGGTTTTGACGGTGAAGTATTACGCCAAAAATATGAAAACGATAAATTACAGGAAAAAATAGAGGATGATATTGCTACATTAAGACGGGATTTCTCGGTAGATGACACAAACCGCGATGAAATTGTAGCTCAAATCAACTTACAGGAAAGCAAAACACAAAATGCCGAAGCAAAAATAGACCAACTTAATTTTTTTGAGCAAGACAAAGAGCTGATAGAAAAAGGAATGGATAAAATTGAAAATAGTATTTCCGACCTAAATACACTCTCTTATAACCTTAATTTCGATATTGAAAAATTACGCGGTTCAATAAAAAACAATTTTGCTTTTGACATCAACAAGGTAGAAAAAGTATTTGAAGAGTTTAAACTCTATTTTCCCGAAAACCTGAAAAAAGAGTATTCAGACCTTATCCGGTTCAATGAAGAATTGACGAAGGAGCGAAATAAATTACTGACATCTACTTTGGCGAAAAAAAAGAAAGAACTTCAAGAGGTAAACTCAAAACTCGAAAAGCTGAATAAAGAAAAAGAAAACTTACTGAGTTTTCTGCAAGATACTGATACGTTCAGACGATTGAAACAGTACCAAAAAGAGCTGGCAAAGCTGGCTTCTGAATTGATACAATTAAAGGAGAGATTAAGGGTAATTGACCTTATTATTCAGAAAAACAGAGAAAAAGATTTGTTGAAAAAGGAGATAGAAACCACCATTGATACCATAAAAGACATATCGCATCATACGGAGAGAAACGAAAAATACGAATTGATAAGAAAACTGTTTTCTGAATACTTTCATCATATTATGGACGAAGATGCTTATATTTCGTGGACGGTTAATTCCAACAACAACGTAGATTTCAATCCGCCCGTAATAAAAACAAAAGACAGTTTATCAAAAGATACCGCCAAAGATGAAGGACGCACATACAGGAAAATCCTCTGCGTAGCCTTTGACTTAGCTATCTTGGTGGCTTACAACAGAGAGAGTTATTTCCGTTTTGTGTATCACGATGATGTCCTGTCGCAACAAGATAATGGGATAAAAAATCGTTTGCTGGAATTGGTACACAGCATCACGTCAAAATACGATATTCAGTATATTCTCTCGGCAATAAAATCAGATTTGCCAACAGATGAAGATGACAATTTCATCTATTTTTCCCCCGAAGATATTGTCTTGGAACTTAACGACAGGGATGCATCGGGAACTTTGTTCGGATTTGAGTTTTAAATAAAACAAATTGTAGATTTGATAAAGTGTAATTCAGTTCTTTGAAAAGAAATACGGTTGTGTAAATTAAACTGTGTCAGGTTTTATTTTTATAGTTAATTTGGCACCTTTTTTCTAATGGGTAATGCTGAGACCTGAGTTTTTGTTGGTCAAAAACGGTTAGGGGTCGAGCCCCTAATCGTTTTTATGTTCCAATGGTGCAAAGCATCGCCATCGTCTTGTTGGTCACCACAAAACTAACGAAAATTATTGGATCGCCATTATTATCAAAAATTTAATCGAAAAGTTTAAATCTTTCCGGAAAAAGAATTGCCAGTTGCTGGGCCGTCTGTCCCCAGTCTTTCAAGGGCATGGTCCACTTCTTGCGGATATTGCGGTAGGCCAGATAAACCAGTTTTTCCAATGCCGTGTCATTCGTGAAAACCCCTTTGTTTTTTGTCACCTTGCGGATCTGACGATGATATCCCTCCACCGTGTTGGTGGTGTAGATCAGTCGCCGTATAGCGTCAGTGTACTGGAAATAGGCCGATAGTTTATGCCAGTTGTCCCGCCAGGATTTAATCACCAGTGGATATTGTTCTCCCCAGTTCGACTCCAGATTGTCCAGCTCTACTTCCGCCTGTTCCTTGCTTACAGCCTGGTAAACGGGCTTGAGTTCCTTCATGAAGGCTTTCTGGTACTTGCTGGCAACATATTTGAGGGAATTGCGTATCTGATGAACGATGCAACTCTGAACGATTGTTTCCGGAAACACACTGTTGATCGCATCGGAGAAACCTGTTAAATTATCGACACTGGCTATTAAGATATCCCGTACCCCCCGGGTTTGTAAATCTGTCAGGACCGAGAGCCAGAAATTGGCACCTTCACTCCTGGAGATATACATTCCCAGCAGATCCTTATGCCCGTTGCGGTCGACTCCGAGCACATTGTAAATGGCGCGGGTAACCGGTCGGTTTTTATCATCCATCACCTTGTAGTGGATGGCATCCATCCACACTATGGGATATACTGAATCAAGGGGACGGGTACGCCAGGATTGAAGTTCAGGCAGCACCCTGTCGGTAATGGCGCTGATGGTATCGGCTGAAACCCGATTACCCAGGTTCTCCTCCATCCAGTCGCTGATCTCCCGCGTACTGTTGCCTAACGCGTATAAGCCAATGATACGGTCAGCTA